AACTTTTTTAAATGTAGATCCTGCAAGTGGTAAATGAAATAACATAGAATCAAACTCTGCTTCATATTCTTTCATTTGATCCATAATTAAATAGTTCATGTAATCTTTTACACGAGTTGCTTGTTGTTCTGTTGCTGGATTCTTAACACCAATAATTTGTGTTCTTACTGGTCCGTCAGCTGGTAATAATTCTTTGTATGCTTGAGCTTGAAACTGTGTGACTGCTTCTGCTAACACTGGGTGTGTTGCACCTGATGCTCCTTGAAAAGGTTCTGTTCTGTTTTCATATTTAAATCCTAAAAGATCTAAACCTGTTTTATAAGACTCTTCCCATTCTTTTCTTGACGCTTTGTAGTCCATGTAGTTGTTGACCATATCGGAACCAACTGGTTCTAAAACATCGTCTGGTAAAATATCTGCTAGATTATCAAAGTGTGATTCTGTTCCCGGTATGTTTATAGCTCCCGGTTCAAAGTCAATTGTTGCGCCGCCATCTTCTTCTGGTACAACTTCAACTGGTCCTTTTAACTCTTCTGGTTCCTGAACTGCAACGTCTTCTGCTATCTCCTCTTCTGAAGGGATATCAATTTTTGTTCTAGTGTTCGGGAGTCCTTTATCTATATCTGCCATTTAACACTCCTATATTTTAATATCACGTTTTATTAACGATAGCAACCCTTGAGGATTAGGCCCTGATTCTGGCGGTGGCCCTGATTTTTTTCCAATTGATCCACCCTCTGCCATATTTGCAGCTCCTCCTAGTCTTGCTGTTTCTTCATTTTTAACGTCTAATATAAATTTATCGAAACCGCCAAGAGAATCTATAAGGTTTGTTGTTTCGTCTTCTGTAAAACCAAATCGTTCTTGCATGTCTTTTTTTATCCTATCAGGTGTTACGGTTTCTCCTATTCTCTCTTTAAGCAATCTAGCCATAGGTATTGGACCAAATGGCACAAATTTTCTTTCACCTCTTTGTGCTGCTGCTTTTTCTTCCGCTTGTTTTAATGCATCAAAATAAGATCTATCGTCCCCAAATACTCCTCCTTTTATTTTTAAACTTTGTGGATCTTGAAAACCAGTAATAAATTTTTCAGCTCTGCTTAATTCACCTGATCTATACATATCTTTTAAGTCAGCTCTTTTTGCAGCTAATACATCTTGTTGTTGTTTTTTTATAAAAGACTCAGAAAATATATCATCATCATATTGTTCTTTTAATCTATTTAAATTAGCCACAGCTTCGTTTCTGTCATTAATTAATTCTTGTTGGTCTAAAACAAACTCAACTTTATCTTTGTCTAAAGCTGCTTTTATTAACTCATCTCTTTGTCCTTCTTCAGGACTTTTCATAAGTCCAGAAAACCTAAGTGGGGCAGTTAAATAAGATTTACGTAAAGCTTGCATTGGTGAGTCACCTTCACTGATAAACCTATCAAAACCTATGGCTGCCTCTAACCCAACGTCAGTAAGTAAACCTGCTTTGACTATGGCTCTCATACCGCCTTGTCCTAAATTTTTTATTTTATTTGCTGTTCTACTTTGCGCACCTAAACTTGCTGATCCATTTCGCACTGCAGCCAATTCATTTTTCATTCCTGTTATTGCTTCGTCTATTGAGCAAGTGCCTGCCATCCCCCCAGGAGCTAAGTTATTAGGACAGAACTTCATGAGTTTTTCATATGTTGGTGTCCCCGGTTTAATTTCTAGTCCTGCTTTTTGTAATAAAGTTGAAAAAGGTTGTCTTATTCCTACTTCTTTTTTACCTAATTTAGTTGCTATGTCTGGACCTAAACTTGCATAAAAATTTTTTACAGCTGTTTTCTTTTCGGTTAAATTTTTAGCATTTTTAAATTTTGCATCAAAAGTTCTTTTTGCACCTGCCTCTGCAATATTTTGGTCTGCAAAAGTTAACATTACATCAAAAGGATTTCTTGCAATCCCCTGAACATGCTGCACGTTAAATACAGCTTTACTACTTCCTGGTTTAATATTAGCAAGTTCATTTAATTGTTTTGTTAAACCTTGTTTGTTTAAAAATTCTTTTTGTTGGTATGGTAGAAGAACATCTTCTGCTTTATAACCACTAAACTTATTAATATCATCTATTAAAGATTTAAATTTAAATTCATTACCGTTTCGATCAACTAAAGTAATAGCCTCTGTTTGAGCTTGATTATATCTTTTTCCTGCTTCAGGAACAAAATTTTTAAATTTTAAATATCCATCCTTAGCTCTTGCTGCTCTAATTAAATCACTCCATAAAAGACTGTTAGCTGTTCTACCTTTAAAAAATTTTGGTATAGTGCCTCTTATTATTCGCTGCCTTAATGCAGCTGCCTCTCTATCTGCTTCTATTTTTTCTTCTGAATAACCTGATCTTGTTTTTTTTACTCTCTCTTTTTTAATTTGTTTTTTTTCTGGTGATAAATTTGCATAAGCTTTTCTTTCAGACATAATTCTTCTTATTATTGACTCTGGTGCATTTTTATATTTAGGATTATTTTTAATAAATTTTTGAATTTCTTCTTTAGAAAAAGGAACAGCAGTGGACTCATATTTAAAATTTTTTAATATAGGGTATTTTGAAGGTATTAAATTATTTTTACTAGGTGTATAACCCACTTTATCTGCAAGTAATTTTTGCAGCTCGGCTAAACTTTTAAAATTAGTTCCTCGTTCTTTTGCTATTTGTTCTAAAGCAACCGATAATGACATCGTTCCTTTTTTTAAATTAATTCTATTATCCGAAACAAGAAACTGTTTCATCTGTTTGTATTGTGGAGGAGTAAGTGACATTATTCTCCTAACATTCTTGCGATACCACCTGATGCAAAATCATCATCAGGTCCGTCATAATCAACCATTTCACCTTGTCTTCTAACCACTGCATCTGATTGCTCTTCAGGATCGTCTGTTATTCTTTGAGCTTTGTCTCTTCTTCTTTTGTTTAGCACAATCTCTGTCATGGTAGGTTTTTGACCTGTCGCGTATTCTTTTAGTTTAGATACATCAGAATCAAGATCTCTGATACTCGTACCACCAACTTCATCTATATCTATATCATAATCATCAGGACTTACTTGTCTGCCAACTGGACCTGACTCTGCTGTAGTAAACTCTGCTTGTGGATTTGGATTAGCTTCATCTGGTAATGGTTTTTTATATTGTAGTTGAACAGTGTCTTCAAACGTATTTGTAGGACTGTCATACTCGACTCTTACAATACCCTCATCAAGATCTTGTGTAACTGTCACTGTGCTATCCTTATCAATTTTTTTAGTGTGAACAATTTCTCTTTCTTTAGTTGCAAATTTTTTTGTAACGTCATCACCTTCTCGTATGACTTTGTTAACTAATGAATCAAACCATACTGGTTTACCTGAAACAGGTGCTGTTGTTACAATCTTTGGTGCTGTTTTTGCTACCGTTCCTACTTTTGCAGGTTTAAAAAATTTACCAACAATGGGTAATGCTGCTAGACCACCTGCTATTTTTAAAAATTTTCTTCTACTTGGTTTTTCAGGTCCATCTTTGTAACCAATACGTCCACCTTGCGCTGCCATTTGTTTTTGTTCTGCAACTTCTTTTCTACGAAGGTCTTCTAAATATTCTTTGTATAATTGTTCAAAATTTCTTTTCTGTTCTATGCCTTTTCTTTCTTTAAGATAGTCTTCAAAAGAAGGTGTGCCGTTTGCATAACCAATACGACCACCTTGTGCTAAACCTTCAATTAACGGTTTACCTGATTTAAGTGTGTTGATTACATCTTTATAACTCATGCCACGCTCAGACATAACATAAGGAATTTGACCTGCTTTACCAGAACCTAATATCATTTGAATATCTTCGTCAGTCGCTTTGCCATATTGTTTAAAATCGCTTACTAATTTTCCTACAGTGTAGTCTTCGTCTGATAATGGTTTATAAGGAACTTCTTCATCAAACTTTGCTTTCATTGCAATCGGTATTGCTTCTTCTCCTTCTGCTGTTCTTGTAGGAAATTTTTTCATTGTTTCAAAATCTTTTTTAATATCTGGATCTTTTAATACTTGACTTTTGATACCCATGAAGTTTCCTTCTTTGACAGCTTTGTCTAAGTTTTCAAAAGGATTTGGCATCTTATCCCTGATATCAATTACGTTTCCTTGAGACGCAGCCATTATACCAGTTTCTTGTTTTGTTCTTTGGTTTATGAAAGCCATGGCTTCGTTCATTGCGTTTTCACTTTTGATAGCGCTCGGATCAATACCATTTTTAATAAGTAATTCTTTTAAGATAGCAGATTGAAAATCAACTTTTTGTGAGTTAGGTATTACCATGATACCTTCGTCAGAAACTTTCATTAAATTTTTTCTAACGTAATTTTTTATAGGATCGGATAAAACTACTTTTTTAACCATTAATAATATTTCCTTTTAGGTTTTTCTGCCTTTTCATCTACGTAATCTTCAGGGTGTCCGATCAGACCGCCCTGCCTGAATCGCATGATGGCTTGTGTCGTAGAATCCACCAAGTCATCGTGGTCGCCATATGGGAATGCCGCGCACTCTTCAATGACCTCCTCAGCAAACTTTTGTTGAGGAGCATGTATCATACCACTTTCAAATAAAGGTGCAACTGCATTTACACGGGCATGTTTATCGTTGCCTTTTGACGGGGTGAAGTTGACAACAGGTATATCCATCTTTCTTAACTCGTATGTTAAAGGTAGACCTGATGCTTTTGCCTCTATAATAACTGTTTCAGGCTGCCAGTATTTATATTGGTCAAGGGCCAATCTCCGTAGTTCTGGAAACTCGTACCTGCCTTTCACTGCATCTAACAATATTAGATTAGCTCCTTCATCCTCTGACGGATACCAAATACCCCATGTTGTAATAGCTGAATAGTCCGCTGTTTCTTTTTTAAGAAAAGCTGTATCGTAAGATTGTATAACGTGATGTAGTTGTGGAATAGTTTCATCCTCATAGATACGCCACCACTCTCGTTT